CAAACGTATTCCTGCACAACATGCGCGTGGCATGATTCCTGGCGTAGTGATAGCCATAGTGCAATCGGTTCTGATTGATTAACGATGCTTCGGAGATGAGCATTTCATTGCGCTCAAACAAAGTCACATCGGCTTTGTTCATCAAGCGTGAAGCTAAATGGCACCCCGTCCAGCCGCCACCGACGATTGCAATCTTAAGCGCCATCAAATGTCAATACAAAGCGTTGGCTGCACTCCTTGCCAATTTGACTTGGCCTTGAATAAGTCCAACTGTGGGAAGTATTCTATGCGGCGAGGCATGCCGGTTCCATAGACATCAGCATGCCCTTGATAGTTCCATTCATCTGGGCCATGCTTGTTTGGGTGGTAAAGGCCAGTAGGTGAATCCTGCAGTTTCCAGAGCATGTAGTCCTCGTTAGGCACTCCCCATTGTTTCCATGCTTGCAACGCCTGTGGTGAGCTGTCCATGTTCTTAATCGCCATGAGACGGTCCTTATGGTGCATGAGGTAGTCCATGCTGTAAAGGCCAATGCTCATTGATGGTGTATGTTTCATCGCCACCTTCTCAAAACCTTCTGGAGGGTCGTAGGCAAGGCTTTTGAAGGCAGGCCCAGCAATGCAAGTGTCGTGAAGGAGAAACCAGAAGGGGCTTGTCAGATGGTGTTCAACAATTTCAATGAGGGGCGTATATTCAAATGAATTCTGAGGAGTGCAAATCATCGGCACATCTCCATAGTAATCAATGCGCCAATCTTCTTGTCCACCATTGACAATCAAAATTTCGTTGGCGCCAATCCCAGCGCGAGTTAGGGAAGGGATAATTACAGGCAGCGTATGAACAGCAAATTTATTACAGGTGCTAATGCAGAAGCGCACAGAAGACGGTGGCAACATGACTTTCTCCTTGTGCCGTCAGTATAGAAGCTGCTTATGATGACGAAGATTCCAAGAGAAACATGGCAAAAATTCTCTACGCTGGCGACGCATTTGTAGAAACGGGATTTGGGCGAGTGGCCCAATACCTGTTACCTGCTCTGGATGAGAAGCATGAAGTGGTGGTGATGAGCACGAACTACCACGGTGACCCTCATCCCGAGGCGAAGAAATATAAGGTGTATCCAGCCATGCTGCATGGATCCGATCCGTTTGGGTCGCATCGCATTTCTGAAATCATTCAGAAGGAAAAACCTGATCTGGTATGGGTGACAAATGATATTTGGGTGGCGCTTACTTTATGGGACAGGGCGAAGCCATTCAAGGAGCAAATTGGGTTTAAATGGTTTGTTTACACTCCCATTGATTCCTATGGTTTATTTCCTGAGTTAAACGCGAAGATGCAAGAATGGGATGGTCTCGCCACCTATACGCTATTCGCAAATAACGAATTAATTCGCATGGGTTATGACAAGACAGTTGACATCATCGGCCACGGCACTGATTTTGAAAAATTCTTTCCACTTGACAAGCAGCAATGTCGTCAAGAACTTGGCGTGCCGCAAGACGCATTTATCGTCTTCAACGGCAACAGGAATCAACCGAGAAAGCGCATTGACCTTACGCTGAAAGCTTTTGTTAAGTTCGCCAAAGATAAAGACGACGCTCGCCTGTGGTTAAACATGGGCAGCAAAGACTTGGGATGGGACATTATTCCGTTGTTCAAGCGAATTGCTCGCGACGAGGAGCTTGATCCTACTGGCAAGCTTATTCTTACTAGTCCTCATTTTTCCACTGATAATTGTTTGCCAGTGGAGCAACTGAACAAAGTATACAATGCGGTTGATGTGGGCATCAATACTTGCATTGGTGAGGGTTGGGGCTTGGTCAATACTGAACATGGCTCCGTTGGCGTGGCGCAAGTTGTTCCCGACCATACAAGCTTGGCTGAAATTTTTGACGAACTGCCACGCATTACTTGCAACGCTTCTGAAACCGACAGGAATTATGGCCTTGAGCGCCTACTTCCTGATCCTGATAGTGCCGCAGAAATCTTGTCGTATTACTACGAAAATCGCGATGCACTGAAAAAAGATGGGCAATGGTGCTACAAGCGTTTGCATGAAGAGCCATTCACTTGGCCGTATATTCAGCGGCAGTTGCTTGGCGTGGTAGAACGCACTCTCAATGCAAAGGCCGCTGAGCCCGAATTTAAAGGCTTTGGCACTCCCGCAAAAATTGTTTGATCATGCAAATTTCACAAATCTTCCTTTCAACTGATCCGTCAGAAGCGCTTAGCCCTTTCCTGAAACACGCTACGGGAACTATTGACGCATGCTTTCCCGAGGCGAAGCATGTTATTTACAACAGCGACTCACTTCGCGCCTTCATTGCTGATAACTATGAAGAAGAAGTGTTGTGGGCTTACGACACGCTCAAACCGTTTTCTTACAAAGCAGATCTTGGTCGTTTCTGCTTGCTAAACAAGCTTGGTGGCTGGTATTTTGATATTGGCGTGAGGGCTTTTAATGCAGTGGAGCTTGGTGATCGCATCAAGTTTCTTGCCTTCCGCGACATTCAGCGTTTTAGCTACACAAGCTGGGCGTGTGCCACAACAGTGCTTTATTCTCAGCCCGATAATCCTGCGTTGCAAACTGCCATTGAAATGATTGTGGCAAATTGCGTGCAACAATACTATGGCATCACTCCATTGTGCCCTACTGGCCCCACGCTGCTTGGTAAAGCTTTGGCAGCGAATGGAAGCCAAACTGATTTTGTTTATGGAGACTATCTTGAGCTGACGCCCACTCACGGCCAAAAGAATAGGGCTTTCGTTCTGCCTGATGGCACGATCATGGCATGGAGTAAGCCTGCTGGCGGTGGCGATTTGACGGGACTTGGCGCTAAAGGCGTCAACAATTACAATGAGCTGTGGCAAGCTCGCAAGGTGTATGGCGATGATTGATAGCACAATCTATGCGGTTTGCATTGCTGGCGAGAAAGTGCGTTACACGGCCAAGTCTCGCATTGTGCCAATCATGGGGGGAAGTTATGCGTTAACTGACGACGAGCGCGAAAAATTGCGCTTAGAAGGCTATGTTTTCGACGACGAAAATGCTTTTCTTTCTGGGCTAAATAGTCGCTGTGGCGAACTGTCTTGCGTGCATTGGATGATTCGCAATGCCAATGAAAGCAATATTGGCAATGCCCAGTATCGGCGCAATTGGATAGAGCCACAAGGTGAATGGTATTGCCCAGAAACGCTTTACTTGCCTGAGCCTGCTCAATTTTCTTGTACTCTTGAGCAACAATTTTATGGAGGACATTCTGCTTTTGATGCACCAGCGATCACGCGAGAATTGGCCGACACAAAAGAATGGCTGTTTTCTCGGGAAGAAATAGATCAGATATGGGCGCAGTCTTCATTTATTGGCTGCAACATGGCGCGTGGCCCACGGCAAAGTTATAAGCAGTTTATGGGAATTCTGCTTTCGGCATTGGGACCAATTTGGCTTAAGCATAAGGAGCATTTTCGTTCCATTAATGGTTATGACAAGCGTGCAATTGCTTTTATTGCAGAACGCTTGATTACTGGCATGGTTTTATGCAGGGATAGGATTTTGCCAGGCGTTAAGATAGCCACGGCTCCGATAGGATTTATTAATTAATTGCGCTCAAGCTTAATCATGACTACAAAAGAAAAGCAAGCAAAAATTGCTCGTGTTCTTCGCGAATTTAAAGCTGGCACTCTTAAGGGTAGTGGCGGTGAGAAAATTAAAGACAGAAAGCGTGCAATTGCCATTGCTCTTTCAGAAGCTGGTATGAGTCGTCAAGGTAAGAGCGATGCCTATTGGGACAATTATTTCATGACTCTTATTGGCGAAGAGGAAGAAGAAGAGGAAGAGGGCATGGAAGAAATGGAGGACGGTTCCTGCGGAAAAAAGCGCTGAGGGGTGACGCCGAAAGCTTTGCCCCTCCTGCCGCTGTAAGAGCCGCTGCTCGCCGTGGCTTAGAACTACGCAAGAAACATGGCAAGGGAGGCTTGACGACGCAGGAAGCGGGCAAGCAAGGCATTGGAAGCGGCGTTGCTCGTGCGACAAGCCTGGCCAATGGCGAGAAGGTGAGCTATGAGACCATTAAACGCATGGCCGCATTTTTCTCAAGGCATGCCAAGAACAAAAGTGGCGGAGAGGATGATGCTGGTTATATCAGCCATAATTTATGGGGCGGCGATGCTGGTAGGGCGTGGGCAAATCGCATCATTAAGATGGTAGAGAATCGCAGAAAAGACCAATGAGCGAATACGTGCGTGTTATCGAAGAAGAAGACGAAGGCATTGGTCTTTTAAAGGCTCTCTCTATTCTTTCCGCTAACGAGCATCGCAACACTTCACGATGGGAACTAGTGGAGAAGCAGTGCTTTAAAAATGGACGACTAGATGAAACGCACATCTATGTAATGAGCGTTTACGAAAAGCCCGACCCTCATTTTGAACCGACAAAGTTTTTGACGTTTGAAATTGAGGCAATGGCAAAGTCCTACATTATGGAAGACATTGAAAATCAACTTGCCAGCATTCGCGGCGAAGACGATGATGAGGACTGACTATTGCGTTTCTTAATAAGCGCTTTTTATTGAGAAAGCTAATTGATCTTTGCAATGAATGATGGGTAGCCCATCAGCCACAGCACACTAATCCCATAGAGACCGCTGAGCGTGCGAATTTGTACGCAATCTGGCGGGGCTGTGCCTTTTTCAATGCGGCAATAAGAGCTTTGACTGATGTGAAGTTCTTTTGCTACGTCATGTTGCGTGAGTCCAGCATTAAGCCGAGCCTCCTTAATGCGGCTTGCAATAAGAATACGAGCTTCTTGGTGGGGAAGTTTAAGAGCATCCGTCGTGCTACGTGCCAAAAACATCACGATGATTTATTCCGTTTTGCATAAGCCTATAAAGTATAACATTCGCTTCTTGATAAAGTATGAATATGAGCACCATTTCTTGCCGATACGATTTCTCTCCTATTGAGAAATACGAACTCACGCCAGAAGGTTATCTTCGGGCATGGGCTTCAATCGCACGCACTGGCATCCAACACTACACAGATAGTGATGGCTCCATTCGTCGCGAATATCGTCCTGAAACAGAAGTGGCGTCTCCCGATAGTCTTGCTTCATTCGCGGGCAAGGCAATCACTTCTGAGCATCCGCCTGTACTGCTCGATTCTGAGAATACTAAGGACTACCAAGTAGGCTTTAGTGGTACTGAAGTGGTGTACGACAATGGTTTTGTCAAGGCAGTGATGACAATCACTGACGAAGACACCATCAAGCGCATCATGAAAGGAGATGCTCGTGAGGTAAGCGCGGGCTATAGGGTGAATTATGATCCCACGCCTGGCGTTACAGAAAACGGTGAACATTACGATGGCATCCAAAAGGAAATCATCGGCAATCACATCGCTGTTGTTCGTCGGGGCCGCGCTGGCCCGCAAGTGAAGCTTCATCTTGATAGGCAAGATGCTGCTGACCCATCATTGATCTCTAATGGAGGAGACCATCTCATGACGGCAAAAGTCGTTTTTGATGGCGCCGAGTTCGAGGTGACTGAGAGCGTTGCTCTTGCAATCACCAAAGAACGCGAAGACGCCAAAATGTCCTACGAGGACATGAAACAAAAGTACGATGAAATGATGTCCAAAGCTTCCAAAATGAAGGAAGAGATGGACGCCATGGAAAAGGAAATGCAAGGCAAGTGCGATTCCGCTGAGGGTCGTGCTGACGCCCTGGCTGAGCAGGTGGAAGAGCTGAAAGGCGAACTTGCTGCTGCTCAAGAAATCAACCTTGATTCCATGGTTGAAGAGCGCGTGGCTCTCATTGAGAAAGCCAAGCCTGTCCTGGATTCTGCTTATGAATTTGCTGGCAAAACTGCCCGCGAAGTGATGGTTGATTCCATCAAAGCAGTGCGTGGTGACGAGCTTGATCTTTCTGAGAAGAGCGATGACTACGTGCAGGCAATGTTCGACACTCTTTCCGAAGGTCGTTCTGACTCTGCCACCACTGACGAGCTGCGTAAAGCCGTAGCTTCCATTGCTTCTCCTGTTTCTGCACCCTCTGCCTATATGGATATGCTGCAGAATGCATGGAAGAAGCCCCTTTCCATCTCCAAGGAGGCTAAGTAATCATGGCCGTAACTTTCTCTGCTTCGGGCACTGCCTCCGCTGGTGGCGTGCAACAGAGCTATGCTCTGGAGCACACTGCACTGCTGGAAGGTCAACTGTCTGACATTCGCGACAACACCATCGGCACCTACATCAACGAAACTGGCGCTGTGCTGCCTTTCGGTAATGTGGTTGTCTACAACACCGCTGGCACTGCTGCAAACTCTGCTGCTACCATCTCTGGCGCTTCTGACACCGTTCAGGGTATCAACGTTCTCACTTACGTTGATGAAACCGCTCTTGATTCCAACAACCGTCCTGGTGTGAAGAATCAGCAAGTGCTGAACGTGGCCAACGAAGGTGCAGTGGCTGTCTATGTGACCGGCGCTGTTTCGCCCACTTCGCCTGTGCGCGTGCTGTATTCCGCTAGCGGCACTGGCAAGGCTGGTCAATTCTCGC